AAGATCAACGCCGAGAAGTTCAAGGGCAAGGCCGAGCCGCACTACGTCATGGAAACGTCGGCAGGGAACTATCAGTACGCCCTGCTCTTCGATGGCACGGTCGAAGAGGCGCAGGTACTGATCGAGGCCCTGATCGAGGCCGGATACAGCGACCCCGGCGCCCGCGACGTTCATCGCCTCGTTCGTTTGCCGGGTTCGTTGAACTACAAGTCCAATCCGCCTTTCGTTGCACGCCTCGTCGCCGAAAACTGGGACCAGCCCGCGTGGACGTTCAAGGAGTTGTGCGAGGAGTTTGGCCTGACGCCGCGAGAGCCGACGAGCCTGCGAGCTACGAAGCGCGCGTGGAACGGCGACGCGGGGGGCGATGTCATCCTGAAGTGGCTTACCGAGAAGGGCATGACGCTGTCGGAGCCCAACTCCGACGGCTGGATGTTTATCGAGTGCCCGTGGGCCGACGAGCACAGCGACGGCCGCACCGACGCCAAGTGGCAGATCGGGAACGGCGCGACGGGCTCGTATCACTGCTTCCACGGCGGGTGCCAGCATCGCACGCAGCAGGATTTCCGGCTCTGGTGTACCGAAAACGGCGCGCCTGATTTTGAGGCGGAAGAGGCTGCCCAGATTACTGCTATCGGCCAGAAACTGGCGACGCTGCCGAAGGGAGCGTTTGCCCCGCCGGGCCCTTTGCAGCCCCCGCCGAGGGGAACCGCTGCGGGGGATATCCTTACTGGGCTCGTGCTGAAGTACGCCGGGCGCGCGAAGAAAGAGATGCTGCCGTCGCTCGAAATGACGTTGAAGGCGAAGGCGCCAAAAGACGTTCAGAAGGCCACCGTCGAAAACGTGCAGTATGTCGTCGCGGAATGCGGCTTCTCCGTTCTAAAAAACCACATGACCGGCGAAATTGAATTGTCGCATGCCGACGAGGCATTCGACAACATCGAGAACCCCGCCGAGCGCGCCCTGATGACCCGCGAGTTGTTGATATCTCTCGCGAACCGCGTCGGCATCTCGCTGCGCGCCACGCTTGACGAATTGCTGCACACGCTGGCCGCCAACAACGGCTACCACCCGGTGTGTGACTGGATCAATTCAAAGCCGTGGGATGGCGTAGACCGCTTTCGTGCGCTGGCCGACGCGATAGAGACGCCGAACCCCAAGTGGCGCGACATCGTTCTCCTGCGCGCGTCGATTCAGGCCATTGTGGCGTGGACTAACTGGGCGCGGGAGACGCCCATCAGCATACCGCAGGTCGTGGTGTTGGTTGGCCCGCAGGGTTGCGGGAAGTCCACCTTTATCGGCTCGCTGTTGCCTTCGGCGTGGCGTCTGCTGGAGCAGAGCGCGAACCTTGGGCACGCGGGCAGCAAGGACGACGAGAGGCGGCTCACGAGTTCCCCTCTGGTCGAGATGGCTGAGCTGGAATCGATCATCAGCCGCATCGAGGCGGGGCACCTGAAGAGTTTTTTGTCGCGCCCTGTCGACAAGATCAGACTGCCCTACGACCGCCTGATCACCGTGCGTGCGCGGGTCACGACGTTCTGGGCCAGTGTCAACGACAGCCAGTTTCTGAACGACCCGACTGGTGCCCGTCGTTTCCTGCCGATTGATGTGACGCGATGCAACGCTTTCCATGGAATAGACATGCAACAGTACTGGGCGCAGATACTGCACCTGTTCCGGCAGGGAACGAGTTGGAACCTGACGCGCGAGGAAATGCAGCTTCACGCCGTGATCGTAGAAGAGCACCGCGTCGAGAGCCCCGCCGAGGGGCGCCTGCAGGAACTGCGCGCCCGCATGGTGCACATCCCGAAGTTTGAGTGGACCTTTGCAACGGCGAGCGACCTCGCGCGGTACTACAATTTGCCCGACAATTACGCGACATCGCGCGCCGTTGGCGGCGTGTTGCGCAAGATGTTTGGCGAAAGGGTCAGCAACAACGAGAGGAAAGGGTGGAAAGTGCCCATCAAACAGTCTGAACTCAGGGCGGGCTTTTCCGCGTACATTCCACCCGAGGGATCGTCATGAAACTGTTGCTTCACATGAATATGCCGTCGGGCAGGAACGACGGAACGCATCAACTCATTCTTGATGTGCCCGAGATGCAATCGCTCGATGACCTGACGTATCTTGACGGAGGGGGCTTTCTGCGAGGGGACCACCTGATCTACGAGCGCACCGGCGACACCAAGCGTTGGATTACTCGCGGGCCGATGGCCGTGAACCTTGCCCACGTCGGCAAGGTTGCCGAGTACTATGAGGGAGAACATGAAGCACGTTGACATCATTAACGAGGCGCTGGGCCTCCTGAAACCTCGTGGCGATACTTACGGGACGGTGCGCGAGAACCACGAGCGCATTGCGCGAATCGCCACTGAGTTGACTGGACAGCCTTTGACGGCGCGCGAAGTTGCGTTGGTCTTGGTGGCCGTGAAGCTTTCGCGTATCGCGCAGTCGCCCGAGTATCTCGACAGCTACGCCGACGCCATCAACTACCTGTCTTTTGCAGGGGAGTTTGCTACCGATGTCGGCTGGGAAGGGTGAAGAAAACGCGGCGGCGAGGCTGACTGCGGAGGAGGTGCTTGCTATCCGGCGCGACACCCGCCGGTACAAGTTGATAGCGTACGAGTACGGAATATCGGTGTCGCATGTGTCGAATATTCGCAATCGATGGAAATGGGCGCACCTGCCCGAAGAGGAGAAATGACATGAGCACTGGTCTACGCGCGGAGAACGAGCGCATCGCGGCAATGGTGAATGCGGCGTGGGGCGAGAAGGTGGCGTGGGTGGAAGACCGCACATTCATCCGCGTCAAAGGCTCGATCACACTGCCCGTGGTGGTGTCGAAGCTCGTCAACGGCCGTCTGCCCGGTCGCGCTACTCATCCGGCGTTCTTTGCCGGCCCCGCGCCGAGTTTTCGACGGTGACCGAACTGGAACAGCACAGCGCCCTCTACTGGGCGCTGTGCCGTCACGTCCAGCGAAATCGCCGCTGGACTGACAACGCAACATTGCTGATTACACGGCTCTTGCACAGCCCGCACGAGCGTGTCAGGCTTCTAGCTTCGGTTTTATGGCATAGGATAACGTCAGATGAACTCAAAGATGCGACGGACGATTGAGCAGACGGCCCATCTCGAAGGCGCGCTCCGGGTCGAATGGCTGCAAACGCAGCAGCACCTCACAGTGCGTTTCCACATGCCCGACGGCCTCGTCGTCTCCATGCCGATATCCCGGAGCAGCCGCACCGACGACTACAAGTACCGGGGGTGGACGCGGCAGTACATCCGCAATGCCTCCCGCTGGCATGTCAGGCCGCGCTGACGCGCTACGGCACGCCGCCGTCAAAGTCATGGCGCGGTGTGCCAAGTCGTGGCGCTACACGCTCGATGAGCGCGCCGCGATGGCCGGCGTGATCGACATGCTATCAGTTACAGTATTCCGTGATGATCACGATGCCCGACGACCCCGCGCCGCCCGCTACGTCGGTGACCGCGTTGGACGTATAGCCGCCCCCGCCACCCGAACCGTAGGCGCTGGCGGCGGCGCCGTTGGCGCTCCCGGTGCCGAAGAAGGCGGCGGGAGCCGCGCCCCCGCCGAAGATTGAGGAACCGCCGGCGGCGCCGAAGACGGACACCCCCGCCGTGTTTGCAGCGTAACCCGAATTGCCGCTTGACCCCGCCGCAGTGACGTCACCCGTGCCGGCGACACCGCCAGCGCCAGCGGCACCGACAGACACGTTCACGTCCGTACCGCCGCCGCCCGTGCCGCCTTTGGCGATGCAGAGCGACCCCACTGACGTGTCGCCGCCGTTGCCGCCTGCGTTCGGCCCCACCGCGCCGGCCGTGCCGCCCGCGCCGATGGTAACAGTCTTCGACGCGCCGACGGCGGCCGCCGTCGACAGCTTTCGCGAGTACCCGCCCGACCCGCCGCCGCCACCGACATTCACCTGCGATCCGGTGCCATTCGAGCCGCCACCCGCGCCCCCGCCGCCCACGCACTCGATGATGCAGGTGACCATGCCGGCGTGTGGCGTGTAGGTGCCGTTGGCGGTGAACACCTGCTGAAATACGGTCGTCGTGATCGCCGCCGTCGTCTGGGTCGTGGCGTCAGGGAACACGAAGCCGCCCGTCGTCGAGGCGACCGTGCCCGCGACGGTCAGCGTGTTCGCGCCGACGGTCGTCGTGCCGACGCCCACCTGCTTCGTGGCGCTCGTGAGGTAGAGCGTGTCGCTGCCGAAGTTGGCTGTGTTGGGGATCGAGATCGCGCTGCTATTGATCGTGAACGCATCGCCTGCGGCGTCGCCCAGCACCGTCGCGCCCGTGTTGCTGAACCCGGCAACGGTGAGTGTGGTGCCGTCGAACGTCATGTTTGCGCTACCCGCCAGCACGCCCGAGCTATTGTACTGAACCTGCGCGTTGGAACCAGCCGCCGTCGCCGTCGTATCGTTGCGGACCATGCCGGACGCCGTGCCGTCGCAGGAAACCTGTACGTTGTCGCCCGCGTTGATCGTGACGTAGGAGCCCCCGGCGGCGGACTGCACGCGCACGGCGAAGCCGCCCGTCGTGCCGTTGCGCACCACCCATTGGCCGCCGATGCCGGCGGGGACCGAGTACGTGACGATGCCCGCAGGCACGCCCGAAATCGCCAGCGTGAGCGGCACGCACTGCGTCGCCGTCAGCACGACCGTCGTGCCGCCGAGGCCCGTGGCGTTCAGCAGCGTGCTGCCGCCCAGCGCAAGATCGATGTACCCGAAGTTATCGTTGAGGGGTCCGGTGCCCCACGTATTGACGTAGCTGTTGTAGGCGGGCTGGTTCAGGCCCTTGTTGGCTGTGGTCATGACAAAGCCTCGTCAGCAATGGCGAGCGCCTTGGTGATGGCTTCATCAGGCTGCTCAAGGAGAGGTTGCGTCGTCGTGTTGTGGCCCTTCTTGGCCTTCTCTGCGGCGCGAATCAGCGACATCGCGATGGCACCGTGATTGACGCCCCCGATCCGGCCGCCGCTGGCGCGGGCAAGCGCGGGACGTTTGCGGCCATGTTCCTCTGTACCTTCCACCCCCTGTTCAAGTGCCGGGAGTGCAGGCGCGCGGTAAGTAAGCCCCCGGAGATCGGGCTTTGCCGCAAGCCGCGCGCGGAGCTGCGGGTCGACGCGAGCGCGTTGCAGCAGTTCAAGCGCCAAAGTTTGAACATGCCCGGACAGAATGTTCTCAGGTAAGTTCGACATTATCGGTAGGCTACGTGCTGCTCGTCCGATTGCCGATCCGCTGACAGCGGCGGCTACGCCCGTGCCTAAATGGCCGGTGAGCCCCGAGACCAATTCGCCCATGCCAAGTTGATGCGCAATCAACTGAATTGCGCCGTATGCCATAGCGGTGTCGCGAATACGCCCTGTAGCCGCGCCGTACAACACGTCTGACGTAGTCCCTTTTGCGAGGGCGTCCAATGTCTTCATCGGTGTTGTTCGATCAGGGTCGACCCGCATGGCCGCGCGCGCGCTGCGCTCAAGCATATCAAATTGCGCGCGCTCATTCGGCGGCAGATTATTGATCAACGACCTGTTGGCATTGGCGATAGTTATGAGTGCCGCCGGATCGCCGACATTTTTGTCAAGATTGCCTAGAAGTTGATCTTTTGCCGACGCCGTGCCGATTGCCTCGAACCTCTGGCGAGCGCCGGGTATCTGGTCAACGAGGGCTCCTTTTTTGCCAAGATATGTGGCTACTTCTTTTGGCGTGACAATGCGTGCGCCATTGTTTGTCAAATCGCCGATTAGATAGTCGGTCAGATGAGGATCTATATTTGGGCCTAGCGCCTTCTGCAGTAGCGCCGCATTACGGTCGCCGTCAGGGCGGTTCAGCAGGTACCGAAGTGTGTCGTTGAACGCGACCTTTGACTTGGCTTCGTCGGAACCCACGATATCAGCTAGACGGCCAACTTTGAACGTCTCATGCAGTGATTTGGTGGCGGCGACGGCGTCAGCCCACTGCTGGCGCGCGGCGCCTGTCGTGTCACCAAAAACAATATTCTTCTCATCGGACAGCGTGCCCCGAAGTTTTTCGCCAAGTTCTCCGAGCACTTGCGCGCCAAACCCATTGCCGTCTTGCTCAGCCTTTCGTGCGGCCGATAAGATTTGAGAACGTAAATCCTGCATCTCAAGCAATGGGATATCACGTCCGTGGCGTTCTTTAATCGCGGTGATGGTGTCGCGGACTTCTTTAGGAATGACCTGCTGACGCGGCGTGCTCAAACTATCAATATGCGTGCTAAGCGGCTCAATGGACTTGTTACGGTACATTGTCGCGCTCTGGAGCTGGGGCTGCCCCCACATAGACCGCACGTTGGTGTTTGATATGTCATAGGCGTCGTTGAAAACCGTGCGCACATCGGCGGCGGCGGTTTCCTTGGGCGTATTGCCGGTGAGGGCGTATTGGCCTTTGACGTCCGGTGCCATGCCCGCCAGCGTGCCGCGGGCCGTTGCCTGACGGGCGGCTTCATCTTTCCGGAGCCGCTCGTTTACGATCCGCGCGTCTTCTCCCGGCATGCCGGCGAGGCGCTCTTCCAGATATGCGGAACCTTCCGGGCCACGCTCGGCCGCCTCCCGAGTAACACGTCCAGCGGTACGTTCTGCCAAATCATGTGGGTGCGTTATGTTAGCACCAATTACGCGGCTGCCGCCGGACGTCCCGACGCCAGATGCCTGCCCCGCCAACATGGCAATGACTGGATCGCCGGTAAGTTCGCCAGCAGTACTTGCCACGGTTCCGCTGACACCCGCGGGTGCCATGATGCGTGTGTATTCCGAGACTGCCGTGGGCGGCTTCACCCTTAAAGGAGCGCCGCCAACTCGCGTAGCCCCCACCAATGGCGAACCCGGAACCAGCGCACTTGAAAGCCCCGCCATAGCGGCGCGGCCAACAGTGTCTTGAGGATCGAAGCGGCCTGTCCCTTGTTTTGCTATCCAGTTCGTGACATCGTCCGGCGTCGGCGCGCTCATGGCCCAGCCCCCGAACCCCTGCTCACCCAGTTTTTTCCAGCGTTCGTGGCGCTGCGCCTCCACAACGTCATAAGGGACGCCAGTAATCTTGCTCCTTGCGTAGTCGATGGGCATGGCTGCGCCCTCGCGAAGCATGCCCACCGCCCCCGGAATAGCCGAGACGGCCTTCAAGCCAACGGTGCCTACGAACCTTCCAAGGTCCGAGAGCGCGTCGCTGCGCCCTTCAGGGCGCGTCAAAGGCCCCGGAGGCGCCGGCTCCTGCGACGGCGCGGGAGCGTACAGCGCTTCACCTTGCGCTTCAGCGGGTGTGGGTGTCTGCGGCGTGATCTGGATAGGGTCGCCTTTGACTTCCGTAGGACCACTCATCGGGACGCTCCGTAGACCGGGATATATGCCCGCCCATCAGGCGTCGGCTCAAACCGAAGAAGGTACATTGGCGTGGGCCGCGACAATCCATTCGTCTTGGACGGCTCTACAATGAACTTCTTGCCGATGTCATCCATGCTCTCGGGTTGAACTCCGCGCACCGCCATCTCGCGGCCAACGCGCTCTTTAAATGTTTCCAGATTGTTCTCCGGTGCCTTGCTCCATGTTGCATAGAATGCCGCAGGATCAAACGCGGCAGGGCTCGTCAGCGCCGCGTTCACCTGATCCGCGAACAATTTGTCTTCGCGGCTCAATGTTGCTTTGATATTTGTCAGTAGCTGCTTATTTGCCTTGGGCTGCAGCAATGCCGAAGGAACCGTATTTGACAGCCCCTCCATCGCAATCTTCATCGGCTGGCCGCCCATCGCCCCCATCTGATTGAAGATCATAGCGTAGGAATCTTTCAGGAACCTCTGATAATCAGCGAGGTCTTTCTTGTCGGAGAGCGGCGGCAGCCCTAGCCCAGAAAGGACGCCGTTCGCCTGCGCAAGATATGCATCGAAGTGGCCGCTCTGGTAGTTCTCCAACGCCTTCTGCATATCGTCGAGCGTCCCCATGGCGTTCGAGCGCGCACGAGCCGTGCCTTCAGCTTCGCTAAAATACTTGATGTTGCCGGTGCCGCGCAGCTCCTGCATTTTATTTTCCAGCCATCCGGGGACGAGGCGGTCGACACCATCACGATCCTGATAGCGCCCCGACTGGGCCCAGTTCTGCTCAATTTGAGACGCTTGATTATAGAGCGCAACTACCTGTTCAAGCGGAACAGTTCCGGAGACACGGTTAGCCTTCTCAATAATTTTCAACGGGTTGCGCTCATCCGGCAAGTTGTCAAACATGCGCGGCGCAACTGCCTGAGCGCGTTGCGTTACAGGTATCGGAGGAGCCTTCGGCGGTTCGGGAGCTGACGTTGCCGTTGTAGCGCCCGGTGCCGCGGCGCCCGCCTGTGTCGCCCCCGGTGCCGCGGTGCCCGCCTGTGTCGCCCCCGGTGCCGCGGCGCCCGCCTGTGTCGATTCCGGCGCGGAAGCCGAAGTAGCTGGCGCAGCGCCACCGCTAACGTCGTTCAAAATATCCTGCGCGTCTTTGGGCAGTCCTACATACTTGCCAAGCAATTTAGTAATGTAGCCGGACAGGTTGTTAGCCTGAACTTGTAACGCCTGTTTGGCAGCCGAGTTACCCGCAAAATCAGACGCATTGAGCCGCCCCAACGTATCCTTGTAAACATCATAGAATTGACGCGCAGACGCTAGGTCGGCCTGCTGTTTATTTATATCGAGACCCTGCTGCTTGAAGCTGGCCCCCAAGCCCGTCTGCGCGCCTTCAGCAAGACCTTGACCGATGGCAACACCGAGATAAGGCGAAGGTGACGCAAGCATCTTGCCGATGCCGCCAGCCAGAGGCAAAAGCCAGTTCTGATTGCGGCCCACCCAGTCGCCGGCGCGAGTGAAGAAATCGCGATCCTCCGGCGGCGCGCCCGCAGACTTCAGCGGCAGAACCACTCCCGTGGCGTTCTGATCTTGCGGCACCGCGCTGCGTATTTCCGGCGCGACAGGTGCTGCGACAGGCGGGCTATTGCCGCCGACCGTAGCAACATTGCGCGAAGGGGGTATCGGCGGGGCAGCTGCGGAAGGCGTCGGTGGGTTAACGGAAGGCATCGCGCCCGGAGTGTCGTATTCACCACGCCAAGTGCGATTGAGCCTCTCAGCCGCTAACCCTTCGCGGGCATGTTCGTCCAGTGCCGCCGGTTGATGTTGCGGTAAATTCAAACCACCGACACCCGTCGGTTGCGCATATGGGGCCTCGCGAACGCCACGTCGCAAGCTATTCTCAGCGTTATCCAGCGGCATGTAGCGATCAGTTTCTGCGCCGGGAGGCTCAAACGGCGGCAGTGTTGGCTCGCCGCCGTCTTGATAACCACGCCGCGACACAAGCCCGCCTGATGCGAACCGATTGAAACGGTCGGGCATCTCAAAGTCGTTGAACATCTCGAAATCATCGCCGGTGTCAACGGGAACCAGCCCCTTGTGCGTATCCTCAACGTCAGTGACCGCCGGCGCGAGACCCGCGCTGCGGACAGGAGGCTCCTTGGGACGCATGTGCGCTTCAGCAGGCGGCGCACCGCCCATGATCTTGGCGACGTAGTCTTCGGTCGACATGTTCACGTCGCGCGCGCCAGCGCGGCGAGCTTCCGCCAGCGGGCGACCGCTGTGCCACATCGAGGCGGCATCGGCGAGGTTGCCGTGCTGGTTGAGGTACTTGCCAAAATGGTGTTCAAAGACGCGCTCCTGCGCCTCAGGGCTTGCGAGGAACTCGGCAGGCGTCATGCGGCGTCCGAGGGCCTCCTCGGTCCAGCTCGGGATGTTCGCGCCCATGACCTGATACTTGCCGTGCGCGCGGTCACCGCGAACCAGCGGGCCCATGGCGTCATATCGGCCGCCGCTCTCGATGCCCGCGATCCGGCGCTTGGCGTGCTCGATGTCGATGCGCCCGCCGTCCTTTGCGAACATCGACGCGGCTTTCAAACCTGCGCCAACTACAGGCCCAACTCCGGGGATGAGATTGGCAAAAGTCCCAGCAAGGCCAAGAGCATCTTTTGCAGTGGTGTCTTTCTTACCGCCGCCTGCGCTGTCGCTCATGTCAAGTTTGTGAATGGGTAAGTCGGGCGGCGTCGCGACAGCGGCAGCCACTTCGCCGCCTTCGTCGTAGCCGATGCGCCCGCCATGCGCGGCGAACATCTTCGAAAGCGAACTGGCAATATTGACGGCCGAGTTTGCAGCGCCGAGGCCAGCCTTGATGTCGCCCATTGCGCCGTTGCCGCCGCCGCCGCCGCCGCCGCCGCCGCCAAGAGTGTGGGTGGGTAGTTTAGCGGGCGTTATCTGCTTCTTTGTAAGCTGGCCGAGCACAGTATCGTCGCCGCCGCCGGGGATCGCCGGCGTCTCGTCAACCTCGCCGCCGCCTTCGTATCCAATACGGCCGCCTCGTGCCGCTGTCGGATTGACGTTCGGGTCTGCTGCGTAGTTTTCAGCTTGCTTGGTAAGCCCCGGCAATTCCAGTTTGTCGCGAACATCGCCAACAGTCTTTCTTGCCCAGTCGTAAGCCTTCTCACCAGCCTTGTAGAGTTTCTCGCCACTCTCGACAGCGCCAAGGCCGCCCTGCACCTCCCTGAGAGCCTGCGACAGTCCCGTTTGCACAGGCGCGGGACGTTGAAGCTGAACGCCCGAACCAAGCGGGGCCGGCGGCTTGACCGCGAGCCTCGGCGACCAACTGCCACGAGCATATGGCGTTTTACCAAAACTGTCGTGCGGCGTCGTGCCGCCCATGGGGTTGGCGATCTGCTCTAGAAGCTGTCGTGAGTAATTATCAACGCCGGGTGTTCCGCCAAAAGCGAAACCGAGCCCCGCCATGCTCGGATGCACGGCGCCGCCCTCCGACGACGGGATCAAGCCGCCGGCGTAAGCATGCGGGCGCTCGGCGTCCTTCGTGGCGGCGTCGTAGTCGACGGCCTTGATGCCCTCGGGCGTCTCGCTGACAGTTTCCGGGTGGTGCTTCTCGACGTCCTGCGCCGACAGACCGATTTGCGGCTGGTTCGAGCCCTTGTACTTGAACTTGATGATCTTCTGGCCGTCGTGGGTGCGGCCAATTTCGGTAATGTCTTCCTTGACGCGCTCGTCCGAGAAGAACGGCGTCGGCTGTCCGGTGACGCCGGACGTCGTGCTGCCGTAGAGCGGCCCGCCACCATAGGCGATGTTCGCGAGGAACTGGGCGATCTGGAACGGGTACCCCTGCTGCTGCTGGTACTGGTTATACAGCGCCGCGTTGAGCTGCTGCTGGGTCTGCTGTTCCAGCGTGCCCGCCCCGAGGAGCGCCTGCCCGGCCGCCAGCCCCGTCTGGGCGCCCTGCTGACCGATCCCTGACAGACCCTGCGCCACATTCTGCCCGTAGCCGAGGAGGCCCTGCCCGAGGCCCTGCTGGGCCTGCGCGGCCGCCATGGGCTGCTGGAATGCCTGCTGCCCGATCTGGAGAAGCTGCGGCGCGAGCTGCTGGTAAGCCGCCCGGTTGGCCTGCTCGGCCCCGAGGCCCACGCCCTGCTGCTGCTGGGCCGCCTGCAGGGCCTGCCCGTAGCCTTGGGACAGGAGGCCGCCCTGAGCCTGCTGCGCCGCCAGACCCTGCTGGCGGGCCAGATTTGCGGCCGCAATCGCGCCCCTGTCGCCACCGAAGGCCCCGCGCATCGCCTGCGAGCCCATGAGCTGGCTCTGCTGCTGCTGCTGCTGCTGGTAGAGCCCCTGCATCGTCGGCGCGACGACCGACTGCAGGTAGGGGTCCATGTACCGCCCGATGTTGAGCTGCGCCGGGTTCACCGACTGCGCGCCCGCCAGCCCCGCCAGTGTAGCCGCGCCGGTGTACGGCGCGCCCATCGCCTGCGCCGCCTCGATATTCTGCCCCGCCATGCCGTAGTAGGGGAGCGCGGCCTCGGCCGATCCCGTCAGGGCCGCCGTGGCGGCCTGCTGATAGGGCTGGTAGCCCTGCCCGGCGGCGGCAATCTGCCCGACGCCCGCCTGCTGGGTGGCAGTCAGCGGCGCAACAAACTGGCCCGTGTAGGGCTGGAACGGCTGCTGCGCAGCCTGCTCGGCGCGGGCGTTGACCGCGTCGTAGCGCGCCCGCACTTCCGGCGGGATCGTGGTCTGCTGCGTCTGGTACGTCGTGCCGCCCGCGCCGCTCTTGCCGCCGCCGAAGACGGCGCCGCCCCGTGCTAGGGAAGAGTTATGAAGTTTCCACGGCCAAGGGCAAGCAGAGCGCATGTTCAAATAGCCTTGTTGGTTACGCCGGTTTCGGCCCCGACCAGCCAATATGCGCCGGCGGGTTTTCCGAAGATGCGCTCGTACAGGCGCACCTTTCCTTCCGTCCGACTGTTTGACAGGATGCCGATCATGAGCGGCATTTCGAGTTTCTTCGCGGCTTCCTTGGCGAACTCGCACAGTTTGCGAGCGCGGCCGCCCTTGGCGCTGCGATAGTCCGGGTGAACGAACACGCCGCGCTCTTCCAGCACGATCTGGTCGCTGTACCAGAGCTTGCAGGTGCGGAGCAGGATGCCGCCCTCGAAGTGCTCGGAACCCGGAGCCCCGATCACGCCGCAGATGCCGCCGTCTCGATTGAGCGCGGGCCAGACTTCTTCAAGAAGTTTTTGCGGGTCGGGCTGCACGAAGCCGTTCTCGGCGCTGCCCTGCAAACACAAATCCATAAACTGATGAACGTCCTGCGGTGTTCCCACACGCACTCTGATGTCTGACATAGCTTCCCCCTAGTCAGTTTTTGGACCCGGAAGATTTGCGAGCGTCTTGATCGTCTTCGCTCGGAACTTCTTCACAAACTCGTCAAGTATCTTGTGCCCGTCGTCGAGCGAGCCCTTACCAAGCCGCACCACGTCTTCGGGGTGGATTACGTACTCGCCGCCGGCGGCGACGATGGGGACCGTCGCGCTGCCGCCCTCGGCCTTGCCCGGCGGCGGCGCGTCGTAGGGCAGCTCGCTCTCGGTATAGGGCTGGTCACCCTCCATGCCGTAGGGCTCCCCGGATTGGCCGTAGGGCGCGCCAGCCCCCGCCTTCTTGGCGTCGTAGAAAGGCGAACTGAAGATCGACTTCGCTACCTTGAACCCGGCGGTCGTGTTGCCCTCGCCCATGGCCGAGATGATGTCGGCCGGAATGACGTAGGCCCCCGACGGGACGTGCATAGGCAGGTGGTCGGTGCGCCCGGCAACGGCGCTGTGGATCGCGCCGGTGTGAACCTTGCCGCCGGTGGCGCGCGTCTTGCGCGCGGTGCTCAAAGCGGCGGCGATGGCTTGCTCGCGCGGATGGTTAGCGCGAACCATCTCGCGAATGTTCGAACTGATCGTGGCCTGCGAGGAACCGCGCTTCAAGGGCACTCAGACACTCCGGGTAACGGGGCATTATATCGCGCACCGTGGGGGGTCTAAAGATGACGCTATGTCAGGACACCTGCATCACTGTCACGATAATCGATGGCACCGCAGGTTCAGCCGGGGGGCCTGCGGTAGCGGCGGTAGTGTACACGCCCGCTGAAGTGGCGGTGCCGCCCATCCACAGTTCGTAGTAGTCGCCTGCCGTAGTGCAGGGCAGGTTTATGACCGCCGCCATGATGGTCGGTTCGCCGTTCAGGCAGACTATGCGCGTGTTGGTGTTCGCCACGTCGCTGCCGTTCTTACGGAACCAGATCGACAGAAGTTTGTTTGAGGTTGAGGCTTGCGCGACCGCTGAGAAGGCGAACTGATACACTCCCGGCACCGGCAGTGTAATGCGCGACGAAGACACGAGCGAGATGCCGCGAGCCTCGCCAACCGTTGAAAACGTGATGACCTGCGCCGTGTTGATTGCGGCGATGGTCTGGGTTGTCAAATCCAGCACCGTGATGTGCGGGACCGGGGGCATGATGTATGACATTAGACGACAATCCACCCGGTGTTGGTCGACACGATTGTGAGGCTCTCGTACTGAACGGCTATGATGCGCGTTGCCGCGCCATCGATAAACTCGCCACCGGCAGCCGCGATGGTGACGACACCCGTGCCACTGTTCTTGATGGTGAAAAGTTGTCCTTGGATACCTGTCGCCGTGGGCAATGTGACGGTGAAAGTGTTGGCCGTGCAATCGACAACGCAGTCAGTCGTCTTGATCGTGTATGTGCCGCTGACGGGCGTGTATTTGACCTTCAATACGGTTCCGAGGGCAGGCTGCACTACCGCCAGAAAATCCGCCATCAGACGCTGGATGCCGTTGATCGCGACGACGCCGTTCTTTTGCGTCGTGAGAATATCGTCTAACGAGGCCATCAGAATTTACCGGCGGGAGTGACGCGGTAGCGCGGAGCGCCGATGCGCCAGAAGGTGTCAATGTCGTCACTCTCGAACTTGATCGACACGAGGCGGCCGCGCAGGCGCGGGGTGATGTACTGGGTCGCCTGCGTCATCGTGTAGGGTCCGTGAACGCGAGGGGTCTGGCCGGGGTAGTCCGCAACGTAAAACGTCATCAGCAGCGATGCGTTCTGCGCGCCGTTGTAGTAGCCCCATTTGAAATCGGGCCAGACCTGATCAATGAAGGACAGCAGGTCGCCGTCCTGCAGCGTGAAGTAGCCCGTCTGGAAACTGGCCGTCATCGGCTGGCCGTCGGCGTTGGGCGACGTCTCGTGCTGGAAGATGACGCCGCTTGAGGCACCGCCGATGGGCGGCCCGAGCACCGACTGGTCGATCCACGCCGTGCGCGACAGATACCCGAAATCCCAGCCGCCAGTTGACAAGGAATACTTGACGTAGGCGTTCACTTCGCCGCCGCCCGACTGCGTCGGGAAATACCACGCGATCTCGTTGAAGCGCGAGTTCGCCGCCGCGCGGATTTTGGAAACCTGCGTCGTGTCCAGTTCCTGAAACACGAAGTCCCACACAGTGCAGGGCAGCGGCTTTACGCCGTCGCCCGCGAAGACAAAGAATTGCGACTGGCTCATCCAGAAGACGGTGTTGTTCAGAACAGCCATCGCCTTCTTGCCGATCAGGCCGCATCCCGTCGCAATCTCGTTGAAGTTATAGACGTCGGGCAGATTGACGTATTGCATCGACCAGAGCGCGAGATCGGTCCAGATGAGGCCCTGCTGCGGACCCTGCAGGCCGCCCACGATCCGACTGCCCTTGGTCAGGCGGTACGAACCCGCCTGATTCACAGGGGTGGCGACCCACGAATTGAAGTTGTTCAGGTCGCACCAACGAATTAGCAGGTGATCCTGTACACCAGTGAACGTAGACCCGAGAGCCACGATCTGTCGCTGCGGCATCGCCAGAAAGACGCTGTGGTTCGACACGGGCGCCTGCGGGATGATCTGAGCATTCTGAAAGCTGGTCGTGGGCGACCACTGGTAGATGGGGCCTCCCGGCTCGGTATCGAA